ACCATTAGTAATACATTCAATAGTACCATCTTCAGCAACAGTATTTAAAGCTGTTGGAGCAGCAGTTGCTACTCTACCAGCTGAACCTGAAGCTACATGACTTATAGCACCACCAGTTACTGCAACACCACCTATTTCAAAAGAGATAGCTGCTGTTCCTGTAGTAGTTGCTTTGTTATGTGTAATAATTTTAATTATTCTTCCACCATCAGGTACACATACAAATGTAGATGATGCTGTTGATACATCTGGAATTGCAGATGTTATAAAATAATCGTTAAGTGTTCTCATATTATTTTCCTTTTTTGTATTGCTTCGTTCCGAATAAAATCTTCAAAGACCAAACAAAATGTTAATGAATATTATGAGGGAGTATAAATACCCCCTCACAAAAGTTATAACTACGCAGTAGTTAAATCAAAAATACCACCAGATGCTTTTTCATTCTTAGAGCATAGTGTGTATTCTACTAATAGAGCCTTTTTGTCAGCGTCTCCAGTTTTCGCTAGATCAACCATTTGAAAGTCTCTAAGGTATGCAGCAGACCACATATCAGGAGAAAGAACATAAGCTGATCTTGCTCTTGAAAATCTGTTCGCTACAACTTGTAATGCACCGAAATCACTTTCGTAAACATCAATTGCAGAAACTAATCTTTTGTTTTCTGCATCATCCATTCTTGTTGCACCACCAGTAAAGCCAGAAAGTCTTTGCTTATTGAAAGCACCAACCATAACCATTGATGGATCGCCACCCTCAGTCCAAACTTTTCTAATCATAGATTTAAGTTGAGCTTCAGTAAATGCTCTTTGTGTTCCATCAGTTCTAGCATGAGTACCAGATCCACTTGGATCAGCACCTGATCCACCACCTTTGTCTGTGTTAGTTTTTAACCAAGACTCTAGTGATGCCATCTTTCTAGCAGCACCAGCACCAGAATCATTTGGAGCTTGGTTTGCAGTAAGAGTAGTTTCCATATCTCTTTTTAGCTCTTTAGAAGCTTTAGAGATTAGGTATGCTAGTTCGTTATTTCTTCCAGCAAGGTCAACTGATTCCATAGTACCAGAAACAATTACAGCTTTTCTTGAAATCTGTGTTTTGTTTCCAATTCTAGTAGTTGCAGTTTGTGCATCAAAAGAAATTTCATCACCCTCTAAGTGATGGTTGTCAGAAGCAGCAGCAGCCAATGAATCGATTTGCCATTCATGGTTTACAGCAGTTGCTTTTGATTTTCCAATTGTACTCATAAATGGAGTATCAGTCGGAGATATGTTGTAGATAATGTCAGATAAATCTTCTCTCTGACCATTTACAGCATATTTTGTAACAGTATTAGATATTAATGCCATTATTTTATCCTTTATTTGTTTGAGTTGTTAATCATATCCAAAAAAATATTCTGAGCATCTTTAAGACTCCCAGTTTTTCTTAGACGACCAAACTTTTCTCTACTAGCTTTAGATTCATAATCGCTTTTGTCTTTTTTAATGCCTGACTTGAAGACTCTACTTGGCTTAGAAATCTTTTTAGCAATATTTGGTTTTGCTTTTTGTAAATTTCCAAATTTCATAGCATCGTTTACCAACATCAAGATACGATGGTCATATACTTGAGCTATTTCTGAGTCGTTAAACCCATATTTAGCCAAATGACTTCTCATATTGTTTTTTAAAGTTGATGCTTTACCAGGATCAGCAAAATCAGGAATATTATTTACTAATTTTGTCTTTTCACTTTGTAAATATCCATCAAATTGTTGTTTCTGTTCAGATTGTGCTTTTTGAAAAGCAGAATTTAATCTTTCTTGCTTTTTTCTTAGCCTGTGTTCAATCCTTGCAGCTTCTGTTGGATCTTCTTCATACAACTTTTCTAAATCAGTAGAGTTCATCTCTGTTTGTAATTGTTGTTGGGCAACTGACATTAGCTCATTAACTTCTTTTAGCTTTTGAGAATAGTCTTGTCTTTGCTTTTCAGATTGAGAATGAAAGTTCTTTCTATCGTTAGAAAGTTCCTCAGTCTTTCGTCTGTAATCAGCATCTCTTGAGTAACCATTTCTCAACTCATCAAGGGTAACTTCAAATTCTTGACCAGCAACTTTCACTTTGTGAAGTTCTTCTTCGGTGGAATCTTGTTTCTCTTGAGTATCAATTTGTTCTTCGTCTTGAGATACATCTTGCTCCGAAACTTCTTCTTCTTCTGATTCAGTTTCTTCGCTTATTTCCTGTTCCTGAGGTTGATCGGTTTCCAATTCCTCATTTTGTGGATCAGGAGAATTCTGTTGTTGTGTTTGTCCAGTTTGTGTTTCTTCTGGAGTGTTTAATAAACCATTTACAGCCTTTTGAGCTTTTTGCAAATCAGTTTCAGATCCTTGTAGTGGGTTGCCTTGATTGTCTGACATATTTTTCCTTTATAGTTAAGCTCCTCTTATGAGGTTAGC